GCCAGCGGATCCGGAAATGTAGAGTCGTATCCGTTGCTTTTAACTGAGTATTGATCCATTTATCGCAAATTATACACAAAGGTACAAGTTATCTTAGCGCGTAATTTCCTTGCCCTTACGGAAGAAAACCTTATCATTGAAGTCAGTCTTCTTGACCTGCTTAACTTGTTTTTGTGCTGCGAGAAGTGCTAGACCCGACGAGATTGTCAAGTCAAACTTTGTTCGATCATCAATCTTGAAGTTGATCCAGTCCTCCAGCGTTCTGGAGAAGTACATCCTGCCAAACTGACCAGTCTCGTTGTTGATGCCAACGTGGTCGTGGATGTATGCCTCGATCGCTTGTGCGTGGGCCTGGATAACATCTTGGCTGTTTGACGGGATGCCCTTGGTCTTCACGCTTGTCTTCATTGCTGTTGTGGCAAGGTGGGCAGGACGGTCCATCAGGTACTCGTCGTAACCTCTTGACTCAAAGTATCTTGCGATTCCGTACTTGTTGTTCTCTATAAGAATAGGATACCCATAGAACACGGCAGCCATCAGAACGTCCTCGTAGAAGATCTTAGCGAGCGGTGGTCGGCTTGCATACTCAGCAACAAACATATTCGCCGGGTGCTCCATCGAGAACTTGTTGTATACGTGGCAGGCGCCCTTAGATGCCCGGTAGTCTACCGTGGTGTCAAGGTCATAGGAGTCAACACCCATCACGCCGAACGCTGCGTTGGGAGCCACAAGCTTGTTGTTCTCCATCTTTCGTTTATTTCTGATATCAGGAGGCGCAAGCCAAGAAGCACGCCAACGACCATTAGGATCTGGGGCAAACACAACCTCAGTGTCTGGCTTACCGTCCTTCCACTGGAAGTTTCCAATGATAACGGGATTGGGGAACAACTCCTCGTTGTGCTGGATCTGCTCGTAGATCTTCTGGATGTTGAATAGCGAAGACTTCGTTGAGTCGCGGAATGCCTCGTCTTCCGTGAATGGGAACTGACGGATGATCTCGTTAAGCTCGTAGCTGTTGTTCTGTTGGCCCTTGCGCTCGTTCTTCAAGAAGGTACGCGCACCAATAGAGGTAAACGTACCATCCTCGGTCATCACTGGCTCAGCTGGGTCGTCAACGATTGGCATACCGTACTGGTCAAAGAAACCTTCCAATGCCTCATATGCTGGTATGAATATCTTATACAGACCGCTCTTGGTACGTCCGTTCTCGTTACGATCGTTGGGGTCCGAGTCGTAGTACAGATCCCTGAACTCACGCCCACCCTTGTCGAGCGGGTTTACCGTAGAGCCGACCATAGCCTTGCCAATCACCCTACGTCCAACCAGCAAACAGGTACGGTGAATACGCCAAACTTCTCGTATGTCATTAGGACTCAGCCATTTACCGGCCTCATCAAGGAACAGCATATGGGTCTTGCTACCGTCATATGCGTTGTTGGTTGTGTTCTTCCAGTTGATGATGGTGTCCAGTGCTTCGCCGCGGTGGGACGTCTTGTTTTTCTTGGTGATCCTCTTTGCCGGCTCACGGAACGCAAGCTCCATACGCGGATTGGTGGTACCGTCAAGAATAGGCTTAAGGAAGAATGGATAGCTACGGAAGATGGGTACAATCTTAGATCCAAACACCGCCTCCTGAGCGTCCGTACCAGTCTTGCTCATAATGCCCAACAGCTTTTCCGTCACCTGTGAGCCTTCATCAACAAGCGTAGCAGCGCTCATATTGGTGTATCCAGAGCGTCGACATTTGGTGTATATCTGACCTAAACACCGAGGATCAGCCTCGCACGCAGCAAAGTGTGTGAAAAGCTTCCTCTGGAAGTCTAGGTATCCTGGGTATCCGATGTCAATCTTACTCCACTGAAGGAACATATAGTGGTGTCCTGTGATGTACGTTGGCTCACCCTTATTCATAAACCACAGACCTTCTCTCCTTCGACGGAACTCCTCCTCGATGTACGGGTTCCATTTGTTCTGAAACTCACGAGGAGCCTCGTACCAGTCGTCCATACTCTGGATCTGCGACAGCTCCTTTGGCAATTCAAATCTTTGCCATTTTTGGTTCAATATTGGTGAACTTTTGAATAGGATGTCCTCTGGCATCTCTGGCAGCTGAATCAGGATAGACTCAATCTCAATGATGGGACCATCCGACCCATTGGGACAGATGTTTACCACCTCTTTGCCGTCTATCATCTTCAGCCCTGCCATTATTTCTTAGCCATTCGTTCTGCAAATCCTCCCTTGAAATCCTTCTCCTCCTCGAAGCCACCACCAGATTCCTCGAGGTCACCGATAAGCTGTTCCAGCTTCTGGCGCTCTACGATGAGTTCCTTGCACGCAAGGGCTGTATCCTTTAGCGCAGCAAGCTCCGCCTTGCGAGCAGACCCAGTAAGATCTGGATCGACGGGCTTCTTGAGCTCTTCAGTCATATTGTGGATGGCCTGCTCCATAGCCTCAATGAGGTTCTTGGCTGCCTGAGCTGTAGTGAACTTTACTGCTTTACGCATAGCAGATGATGGATTTGCATACGCCACAGCTTGCGACCATTGATGTCCATCTCGTAGTCAGCATCCTTAGCGAAGTGGACAACGTCACCAACAGCAAGACCCTCTGACTCCAGCCACTGGCTTCCGTATACAATGCGTCCCCAACGCTTGTCTGGTTCCTTAAACGTAACTAATTCGATAACACTACTCTTGAGCTCGGGCTCCTCTTCTACCGGCTCCAGAAACACCCAGTCGGCTACAGCCAAAAGTGTTCCGTCAGGCTTCTCGATCAGGTACGCCTGATTGCCACTACCACCAAACGGATCGTAGTTGACGCGGTAGATCTTTTCCTGTGGGTCAACGATCTGGTTTTCGCTAAGGGCTACGTGGTGGTGGTGAAACACATAGTCTCCAACCTCCAGCTCCGACTTGAACTTAGCGGGGATGCCGACAACCTTAGCCTTCATCGTGCGATGCTGGAACTCGTTGAACTTAGTATCTACAAAGATTTCTGTCTCCCCGACCTTCATCGTCTCGTTGACGGCCGATGGGATGTGTACCAAAATGTGGTATAGTGGTGTCATATGAAGTAATTTAAATTAAAGTTGTAAGTCAGTTACAACTTAGAAGTTGCAATCGTACTCTATAATTGTAGGCATACCCTCGATAGACTTCCACAGCATAATGCCGTTGTCTTTCTTTAGGTAGATGAGGTATCTGCGTTCTCCGTGGTTGTGGAGGTGAGATCCATCAAGTAAGATAGAGTCAATCTCTCCATCTCCTGCCTTTTGACCCACATAGTAGGCCAGAGCTTTCAGCGGATCAGTGCCCGCAATGATTTTACGAATAAGGTCCATTTCATTTCAATTTAGATTTATCCAGAAGTCTGGGTCCGACGTGTCGTCTCCTTCATCGTCTTCATCATCTTCTTCGTATGATGCTGCAAGATACATAAGCAATGAATTCATCTCTTGCTGGGAATCTACGTCGATCGTAGAGATAGACTCTACTACGTTCTTACCGTTTTCCTCTCCAGTGACGAGGCCAACAGTTCCGATCATCATAAAGTCATCATAGACTCCAAGGTCTTTAGCCTTCTCTGCAACTTCTTCAAAGCTGTTCCTAGCAAAGATGAACAGCTCTACACGTGCCTCCTCCTTAGTCATTAGAGCTTGCGTAAGTGGAACACACTGTACGCACCAAGCTCAGTTGCTGCTGAAGATGTGGCTCGGACGGAAAGATTATCTCCAATAACAAGATTTACGATGGTAGACTCGGTGATGAAGTGGCCACCAGAGTTCTTAAATAAGTTTTGGTTTATGTTTACGTTTGAACCATTGATGTCAAAGTATAGGATTACGTCTGTGTTTGTTCCAACTGTTGTAAATGCTGCGCTAAGCGTAACTTCATACACACCTTCCACAAGAATACGAACCGCGGTGTTTGTTCCTCCGTACGTATTTGTAAGAAAATATACGTTGCTAGCATCACCAATGTTTAGTGAATCTGTTGCTGTTGTTCCGATACCGGCAAAGTCTAGGTACTTAGGTGTGGCTGTAAGATCGAGCGCTACCCTTGTCCGGGCTACAAGCTCAGGAGCCGACTGGTATGATCCAGGATTGATCAGCGAGCTTAATACAGCGTAGTCGATACGCTTCCACGTTGTTGCTGACGCATCATAGATAAGGAAGCGGTCTCCAGTTGCCGGAGTTCCGATGTCAGAGATGGACGATGGGTTATCTAGACGCACCGTTGAGCTGG